AGGGAACATTTTGATCAATACATTGATCACGTACAGAGCGTGCCCATGAAAGTTGCATAGGGCGCGCTTTAGGACCACTTTCACCGCCCACAATTACCCATTGAATATCTGTTAAATTCAATTCACCTGGTGGGCCTATAAGTGGTTCTATAGATAAGAAGCGAACATTTGCGTTTGTATCTTGAATATGTTTAATACGTGAAATTTTCGTATAGTCCTCAACTGAGGCTCCGAGCCATATATGCTCTGGCGCAAGTTTATCTTTGTATCTTGCATTTATGAAATTACGCATCAAAGAACTACGCTTTGTTAGTACTTGGAAAATATGCCAATTTGCACTTTCCATAACTTCAAAAATATTTTCTATATAAGTTTTTGGTATATTTTTGTGAAAAAGATCGCTCATAGAATTCACAAACACCATTTTTGGTTTCTTCCACTTAAAAGGCTGAACGATTCGATCAGGTTTTAGTGTTAAGTCGAAACCGTTTTCAAAAGGATGATTCTTAACACCTCTAAAGCGTTCTGATAAGCGTTCTGCGTAACAATTATCGCAACCAGCACTAATCTTTGAACAGCCTGTTACTGGATTCCAAGTTGCGTTGGTCCACTCTATTGTCGATTTTTGAGCCATATGGATGAAAACAAATTTAATACATTTATGGACAGTCTTAATTATTCAAACTGATTTTGCAATTAATATCTGTGCCTGACCTGTCATAGTTTGTGTCACTTATTGATGAAAGAACCTCAAAGAGGCATTTTTCACTTAATTAAATATTATGTGAACGTCTCCTTTAGGCGTCCATTTGGCTATCATTACTTCTACCTTAGCGTCAGCTTTCAGTATTAAACATACATTCCCATTAATGACCATTAATGGGAAAGTTAAGAATTAATCGTCAAGATATTATAAGGCATCCATAGTGATTAATTTGAGGCACCAAGCATCGTAAATGGGAAAGTTCTATATATCTACAAATAACGTGAGTTGATTCAAACTTAATCTGATACTAAATTCTCAAATCCAAGTTCATTGCGCTGATCATCCCAGTCATATGAAAACCCTTCCTTCAGGCGACCTAAAGTTAGCTGTTTAGGGGTATCACCATTAACTATTGCCTCCATAATATCGGGTGCTAGAAAGGCGAGTTTGATGAGATGAGCGATATAACGTTGGGTAACCTTTTCTTGTTTTGCCAGACGTGCCATATTTGAAACTTGACCCGTAATTAATGCCTGATTCCAGATTAGTGCTTTTTTAAGAGCATTTTGTATCGCAAGTGTTGTGGTGGGATTGGATTCATTGGCATATTTATCGCCAATAATCAGTTTTGCTTCATGACCACAACGTTTTAGTGTGGCAGGGATTGAGATGATAAACTCATCATTAAAATTATTTTTCGATTTTTCATTGTCAGGGTACTCGTTTAATAAACACTGACTGATCCCTGCACGCGAAAGGGTGATGTTGATACCATCGCATCCCACCTGAGTTTTCTGAATAATATTTTTCAGGTGATCGATTTTCTTGCTGGGTGTTAAGTTCTCCCAGGTTTTTACAAATGATTTTGCATTTTGGATAATAGTGGTTTGTTTTTTTGCACTTAATTTAATATGACTGAATACTTTAAGTAATTCCATTGGTGTCTGTAAATATTGCATCAGCCTTTTAATCACTGAGTCCTCAATCGTTTTGGCTGAGATACGTAAGACACTACCTGCATCGGCTTCACGATATTGTAAGACTGCCTGGGAGACATAATAACGATATCGACGGTTATCCTTTTTGGTATGGGTTGGGCTCATCGGGTTGTCGTTATCATCATAAATAAGACCCGCAAATAAACTAGGGTCCTTCACAGAATTCCTGGACTGATTGTTCTGCCTGTTTTCATTTAGTAAATTTTGCGCGGTACCCCATAATGATTTTTCAAGGATGGCTGCATGCTGCCCCTCATATAATTTCCCCTGATGGGCTACCCGACCGATATAAAGTGGGTTTTTGAGTAAGGCATAGAGTGCCCCGCGGCCGAATGGTTTACCACCACCACGACATTGGTCTTTGTCACGTCGTTTACTGATATATCCTTCAGCATCCAGTTCTTCTTTTAGTTTTCTGACGGTGCCGAGATTTACATAGCGTTGATAGATATGTCTGACTATTTTGGCCTCGGCATGATTAACAACTAATTTTTTATCGATAACGTCATAGCCCAATGGGACAACGCCACCCATCCACATACCTCTTTGTTTCGAGGCGGCAATCTTATCCCTAATACGTTCACTGGTGACTTCTCGTTCGAATTGTGCGAAGGAGAGGAGGACATTAAGGGTGAGTCTGCCCATGGAGCTTGAGGTATTGAATTGTTGAGTGACAGAGACGAAGGACACATCATATTGATCAAATAGATCAATGATCTTCACAAAATCCGCTAAGGAACGACTGAGGCGATCAACTTTATAGACCACCACCACATTAATCTTATTTGACTTAATATCATCGATTAATGATTGAAGGGCAGGGCGTTCTGTATTACCGCCTGAAAACCCACCATCATTGTATTGAGTGGGTAGGGGGGACCATCCTTCATGCTGCTGGCTTTTTATGAAAGACTCACATGCTTCTCGTTGTGCATCCAGTGAATTAAACGATTGCTCGAGTCCTTCATCACTAGATTTTCGGGTATAGATGGCACAACGTTTTTTTGATGTTGATTGTTTATTCATTTGGATTTTGTATCATTTAATCCAAAGAAGCGGGGTCCCGACCATTTAGTCCCAGTGATCTCTTGAGCAATGGCAGTCAGGCTTCTGTACTGATTGCCTTGCCAATGATACCCCTTTTCCATAATGGTCACTTCATGGGTTTGTCCTTGCCATTCACGTATGAGGCGGGTGCCAGTCTGATATGCTATTTTATGTTTTATCGATGCGCAGTGAGCCTTCTTGAATAGTTTTTCTTGTAAGGCTTTGGGATTTTGCTTTTGTTGTTTGGCCTGGATGTGCCAGGCTAGATTGCCTTTGATAAAATCAAGGCTGACGCGTTGTTGCAGTGGAACATTAAATATAGACTCAAAGGCCTCACGTAGCTCAGATGGCGTGCTGACTTTGATGTCATTGATTGATAATTGCTGAATGATTTCTTCACTTTCCATGGACTCCATTGGTCCATACTGTCGCCTCGAAAGCCAGTCGAAAGCACCATATTTCTACAGAATTCACTGACTGATTTAGTTCTCATTCATCAAAATCCATGTAGTTTAGTGACGACTACCCGTTTTCGCCGATGATCGTCGATCCAGCTGAGAAATTGTGACATGGAATCAATTTGATCGTCATGTGCTCCATTAGGAAAGGGAAGGACTTCTCTATAGAAGGGCTCTATAAAATCTGCGTCCTGGGGTAGATATACTCGGCCCTGTTCAATCTTGATACTTTGCGCAGCCATCCGTACGACTTTGTCTTCTCTCGGCGTAATAGCATCGGGGTAAGGCACATTATATGGTCGTTGATGTCGTAAAGACTGTATCAACGCTGTGCCAGATGCCGCATCTTCAATTAAAAGGTGTCTGACTGGGTAACGTTGTGCAAGACGAATAACTGCCTTATGCAAGTCGGGGAAGTCCAATTTTTCTCGAAAAATATCCAGGAGATAATATTTATCTTGTCGAACGAGCCAGGTCGTACAGACACTATAGTTAGCAAGTTCGGTAGCTTTGGATGCTGTATCCCAGGATTGCACCACATGATCGGCCCGGTCCAGTTTGAAGGCCTCCTCATAAAACTGAAACCAGGACCACTTGATGAGATTACCCTCGGGTGGAATGGGTTGTTGCTGATATTGGGTGGAGAAAGTGAATTCCCCCATGGTATGTTTAATCTTATTCAGAGTCTCAAGTGATTCACGCTCTGGATGTAAGAGTTCGCCCACTTGTCGGTGAATGACACGGCCATTCGACAGTGAAATCGTTTGATTAATCTCCGCAATTGCAGGTAGATTCAACAGTACCCAATCATCTTTCTGTAACACGTGGGCAACCAGATCATCGACATGCAGGCGTTGCATGATCAGAATAATCACGTTATTAGCCTTGTCATTGAGACGTGAGTAAAGGGTTCCATCATACCAGTCCTTAACTTTTTTGCGCATGGTCTCTGATTGACTCTCTTCCGGTTTCATAGGATCGTCGATAATGATAATGTCACCCCCCATTCCAGTTAGACTGCCATGCACAGATGTCGCATAGCGCATCCCCTTCTTGGTTGTTTCCAGATCATGATCCTTACTACGTTTTAACTTTGTCCCGGAAAACACTCGCTGATACCAATCGCTTTCCATGACAGATTTGCAATCCCGGGCGAGGTCGATGGACAGTTCTGAAGCGTAACTCACACAGATGATCTGGCGTGTGGGATCTTGTCCTAATACCCAGGCAGGATAGGCAACCGAAGCACAGATGGATTTTAGATTCCTGGGAGGCAGATTAATGATAAGCCGTTTGATATCACCCGTGTAGCATTGGGTTAAACGATCGGCGATGACATCAATGTGCCAGTTGTGTATGTAAGGGCTGGCCGGAGAGACCACCTGAAAGGTCTTGGCAATGAAAGACGTAAGTTTATTTCGAATTGCTACATCAAAAACTTCTTGATTATCTGAACGTTTCATTTTATTTTCTTTCTCTTTGTCTTCTTTTCTCTCTTAATTTTTACCCGTCTAATTTTTTTGTCGTTTAAATAGTCTTCAATAAAGCGATTTAGAATTTCCTTATCTTCAGCTACAAGATCTTGCACTTCATTCTGAATTTCCTCGTCTAGCAAATGTGTCACGATCAATTTAATAATCAGTTCAGTTGCCCGCATATTGCCTTTCAAAGCATTTTCCATTGTGCGTTTTAAGATGGCGCGTTGTTTTGAGACTTTCTTGGGTTGACCGCCCTCTGTGATTTGTATGTGTTCATGAACTTCTTCTTTTAAATCGGTTTTCAGATTTTTGGTATATTTAGGCCGGCCTTTGGGGTTACCGGAGTGCCCTGGTTTGAACTGACTATGCTTAGGTGGTTTTCCGTAACCCGATTTATAACTAGGACGTATTAGTTTTATGCGCTTTGCCATGGCTGTGTCACTCCTTCTCAGAAACTGACTGGATTTGACTATTTTCCAGTTCATTAAAAGATTGTTTTGATTGTGTGTGGATGGCTGATCTACCTGTCGCGGTCTGCCAACGTCGGATCGTGAGGTCAACATATTTCGGTTCAATTTCCACACCATGACAGACTCGACCTGTTCGCTCTGCAGCGAGTAATGTTGTCCCCGAGCCTAAAAAGCCATCCAGCACGATGTCATGACGTTTAGTGGCATCCAGGACGGCATCAGCAATCATGGCAACAGGCTTTACTGTGGGGTGCATGGCAAGTGCTTCATTGCGACCTTCACCAAACGAATTGACACCAGGGTAGTGCCAGACATTGGTGCGATAGCGACCATGCTTTCCCAGTTCAACATTATTAATATGTGAGCCCTTTCCCACCCGAAAAACGAAGATCAACTCATGTTGTGATCTATAGAATGAGCCCATACCACCATTATTTTTGACCCAGACACACAGGTTAATCATCGAGCCATATAGTTTTTTAGTGGCAGCCTGAAGTTCATTAATATGCCGCCAATCCATAAAGATGTATTGCAGGGCACCATCTTGACTGACACGAGTGAGTTGAGATAAGCTTGTCTTTAGAAAGGCAATGAATTCTTTTGGTGATAATTCGCCTGTGGCCATGGCGAAGTCTTTATGTCGATGCTTACCTAGACCGCTCACATGCCCATCTATGGGCACGTTATATGGTGGATCGGTGATGACCATTTGCGCGTGTTCGCCATCCATTAGCTCGTCGAAAACGTTTGAGTCTCTGCTATCACCACAGATGATGCGATGTTTTCCTAAGAGCCAAATATCACCTGGCATTGAAATGATCGGCATGCTCTCATCAATGTCTGGTAGGTCATCATATTCATCATGTTCTGGTTCATGACCCAGGATTAACATGTCAATCTCTGGTGTTTCAAATCCGATCACGCTGATATCGAAATCTAGGTCGAAGTCCAGCAAGTGTTGTAACTCAATGGCGAGGATCTCCTCATCCCAACCAGCCAGTTCAGCCAGCCGATTATCAGCCAGGATATAAGCTCGTCGTTCGGATTCAGATAGATGTTCAAGGCGTATCGTTGGGACTTCGTCTAGCTTGAGTAGCTTGGCTGCCTCGACACGACCATGGCCAGCGATAATGCTGTCGTCTTCGACGACCAGAACCGGGTTCACGAAGCCAAAGGTCTTGATGCTCTCGGCGATTTGACGGATTTGTTTTTTCGAATGAATTCGGGCGTTATTTGGATATTCTTTGAGTTGTGAAATGGACCTGATTTCAACATGCAGATTGAGCATCAAATTGGTC